TAAATACTCGATATTTCATCTTTATGATTAAAACTTTAAAATTTTTATATTAATTTTTTAATTTCATCAATAACTTGGTCTGAAGTGATTGATTTTGAACATTCAAATTGATTTTCAGTACCTTTTAATTCGGGACACCAATTCCAATCTCCTGGATCAAAATCATGATTTGACCAACAACTATTACAAACATTTTTGTTAATTATTCTTGTTACACCGTCTATTGGTTCTAAATCAACGTCGGTAAATCCAGAAATAATAACAGTTGGGGTTTCAGTTGCCCATGATAACCAACTTAAACCACTGCTTATACCTATAAATAATTCAGATTCCTGTAAAGTTTTTATTAATTTTTCTATTGAACCCGTTGGTTGAAGTGTGATTCCTGTTGGGTGTGTGTTCCCCATGTAACCATTTTCCTCTTTTGATAATAGTCTGACCTCATATCCTTTATTTTTAAGGTAGTCAACTACATCTTGCCAACCAGTCGGATTGTTCCAATATTTACATTGAGCGGTTGAATGTATTCCAATACAAACTCTTTTTTGTTTCTTTTTACCTAATTTTTTTAACTTGGGTCTTAATTCTTCATAAGATAATCCTAAAATATCGGACGCAACTTTTAATAATGGTTCCTTTTTAGGGTCGGTAATATGTTTAGTGTAATCAATATTACGTTTATCATCATAAAATATCCCTAAACGATATAACGCATAAACATTATCCACCGAAGTGCCTGGTAACACAAATTTAATATTGGGATATTCAGATTTAAATAAATCATTATGGAATGTTGAACAAACAACCTCACAATTATTTTCTTTTCTAAATTTCTCAACGTATGGTATCCAAGCTAAACTATCCCCCAAAGATTTTGATTCAAAACAAATCATCGCTTGTTTACCTTTAAAGTCTAAATCGTATTCATAATAGAAGTCATTATCAATACCTTTAATTTTAACTAACCAATCAATGTAGTATTTTTTTGCGGACCTACACCAATGATTACTCTTTAAATTAATTTCAAATTCAATTTTATTGTTTTTCTTATTTATGAATTGTACGTTGTATAAATTATCTCCATCTTCTTTAATTTCTAAAAATGGGCCATCAACAAAATGTGCAATAATGTTTTTCTTTTTATTAATTCCACTATTATGTTTGATTACTTTATTTTTTCTTTTAAATTCATCAACATCACTTGTTAATTGTTGGTTAAAAATTTCAACTCCCCTATAAAAAACTTGAAAGGATTGTCCTTGACGATATTCATCAATTTTCTCTAAAATGTATTGACCCTTCTTAACCGTTAAGAATTTTTTAAAACTACCGTAATTAATTTCAACCAAATAATCTAAGTTAGCTGGTTTCTCTGAAAATCCTGAAATGAAATGAACATATAGTTGATTAAAATCATCCACACCTAAATAGGTTTGTAAACGAGCACCGTTTTTTGTAATCCCATTTCTATTCCATGCCGCAAATATGTTTAGTTCGTTATCGTTAGCGATGTATTTACTTACAAAAATATTATTGGTGATACTTTTTAATGTTTGATAGAATACCTTTTCTAACTGCCATTTATTTGGTTTATTTTTAAAGTATTCTTCTTTAGTGTTAATCTTATTAATCAATTCTAACGCAATATCGGTTTTTATTGAAAATAGATATGTTGCACTGTATGGATTTTCTTCTTTAGTTGATCCTTCTGAATATTCATACACAACAGCATCGTTGCTTCTCATATATTCCATAAAAGATTGACGATACTGTATTTCATCGGGTAAGTTATCGTACTCCAAGAAGTGAATATATTTTTTTCCTAATTGTTTAACTAAATTAAACGCATTTTTCATTGTCAACCAAATGGCATAATCATGATGAAACTCAACTTTATTGGTAATTTTATAATTTCCCATGTCAGTCCATCTATCACTATTAACTCCATACTCTTCAAAATCTTTTTCCAATAAGATATCATTATTTGAATCGTAAATGTAATAATCTGCCAATTTTTGAATGTCAGGGTTTACAGGATAATGTCCACATAAAATAATTGGACAATTATATACCTTTAAACTTGTGAGTAATTTCTTTAAAACGTTTTCTTTATCTTTATTATCTGGCCAGCAATCGACCACAAACACATCTTCAGTAAATTGTGTGTATCCCATTATCTTTTTGTTATTATTATGATTCCGTTAAGGAAGGTTATTGATTCTATATCAGTTCTACAATCGGGTTGTACTTTATTTGAATATGGTATTAGTTTATCTTCTCTCCTATCCCACACTGCTGCTTGGTCATCTAAGTTTTCCACCCCTCTAAAGTTAATGTCATCCGTTAATTTCTTAAAGTATTCCATCATACTCTTAGGGTCATTTAAACCCCCACCATACCAAGGGAAATACGATGTTGCAACGTCTTCGATTACATAAACACCACCAGATTTAACAGACCCAAACAAATGTTCAAATGAATATATGACGTGTTCATTCATATGTGAACCATCATCTAATATCATATCAAATGGACCATATTGTTGCCAAGTTCTTGATAAAAATTTACCGTCGTCTTGAGAACCAATTTCAACAAAAATTCTATCCTCTTCATATTTTTTACAATCAGGATTAATGTCAACACCTAAAATATTGGAACGATAAAAATAATCTTTCCAAGTTAATAGTGATTTACCATCTAAGACACCAATTTCCAATATGTTTAATTTATCATATCTGTTAAATGGTAAATACTTTTCATATTTAACACAATAATTGTGATTATCCGAAGACTTATCCGTTCCGTGTATTTTGGCTAAATTATTTAATGTACTCATTTCCAAAAATATATCATTTGTAAAGCATTATTGTTCCCCATAAATAATAGGTATGAATTAAACCCTAATCCATTCATTTTTTTAATGAAGTTTGACCTTAATTCATCATCAAAATTAAAATGACTATTATGATACTCCATTGCAATGGTTTTAACTTTTTGTAAGTTGTCATCACTAATACCTGCGAATGCAGCATATTCCGCACCTTCAATATCAACCTTAAGAAAATCAATATGGTCAATTAAACCACTTTCAAAAAGATAATCTAATGTATATGTTTTAACACTATACCCATCCTGACCTTCAATTCCAAAAACATTTGATCCACCCAAGTGAGTACTCTCAAATAAATTAAGTTCTCCCATCTCGTGAGCAACAGCCGCGTTGAATAATATTGAACGTGGGTCAGCGTTAAGTGAAAGTAATTTAAAATATCTTCTATCTGGTTCAAATGAAATTACTTTACTTGCACCTTGACTATATGCCCATCTATTGAAAATACCCATGTTACCTCCCAAGTCAACTACAACATCACCTTCGTTTATTCTTCTTTCATTACCACCTTTATAGTAATCATGTAAGTTAAAAATCTCATGATAAATTGCTCGAGCCCATCCATACTTATCGGCAATTTCCATAGTACCTCCTGGTACATCTTTAATGTCTCCTAAGTTCTCTAACTTATATGTATTAACATCTAATGATGTATAGAATTGTTCTGATTTATAGAAACTATTGTCACGTTTCATTTTGATAAAATTCATCATGAAATCAGACATATCAGCATTCTTATTACCGTGAAAATATAAAATTTGATTTTTATCTTTAGGTATCGCTTGATAACCAAACACCCTATTGAAATTCTGAGGACCTTCCTCGTTCCAAAACTTTAAGAAATGATGTTGTGTTTCATCTGTCATTCCATCATCACCGTCATAGGATGATGTGTCAAAGTTCGACAGAGGTAAATGTTTTTTAAAATTATACTTCCATCTCATCACGTTATCAATACCCTCATCATTCCATAGGTATAAACGTTTGTAATCTTTACCTCCATCCTTCATAACTTTCACGTAATGACTTATAATTTCTTCAAACCACCATTTACATTCTTTATTATAGACATACATACAAACATGCATATATGGTTGTTGTTTTTCTACATTCCAATCTTTTGCAACTTGTTCATTGAATAGTTGTGAATTTTTTCCATCATCATACCAACCAAAAAATTCTTCTTGTACGTGTATATCGGATATTGGATAGTTTTCAATTTCTGAAAAATATTTTTTAATCTCATCAACGTTATGGTTTACAACAACATCACCATCCATCCAAACGTAATTATCAAAACCTTCATTAACTGATTCAATACATGCCATTTGTTTCCAATACCATTTATCATGTTCTGATATCTTTTGTGTTGTTATAGTTCTTTTAATAATATTTGGATAATCAAACGGAACCTCACAATCAATACCATATACAATAATTTTACGTTTAGAAAATTCTAATAATGATTGAACTAACTTCTCAATAACAGGCATATAACCAATATTACCAGTTGTTATAAATGCAAAATCATCAAACTTATTTTCAAGGATTTTGCACGCACCTTTCGCTATTGTATCCCAATTAAAATCTTTATGTATTCTTTCAGAGTCACTCTTTGCAGTAATCCACATTGCGGTATCATAATCGTATGCTTGACGCATTTTCCATCTTAAATCTTCCCAATCAGGCTCACAATAATCACCAGGAAAATCCTTGTGTTCGTGATTTGCCGGTGTTAATCCTTTTACCGCAACCGGTACACCTTTATCTTCGGTGAATTGTAATTGTCCACCCCAATTAGAGTACAGTGATGGGGTTCCACAAGACATCGCCTCAATTAATGGTAAGTTCCAACCTTCACTTCTTGCACAAGAGATAAATGCGTGTGCTGTTTGTAAATAATTTACATACTCATCTTGTGATGGGAACTTAACAAACTTAATATTTTTTGTATCGATACCGTAGTGTTTAATTCTTTCTTCGGTAGTCTTTAAACCATCCGATGGGTATGGATTTTCAACTGATGCTATCAATTCAATATCATCTTGGTCTTTAAACTCTTCAGCAAATGCTTGTAATATTTCAGTTGTCCCCTTTCTCCATTCCCATCTACCAAACATTACAAATTGTTTCTTTTCTCTCTTTGGGAATTTTTTAATGGGTTTAAATAAATCCACATCAACTCCTTCAGGTACTATTGATATCTTTTCTTTAGGATATCCTTGTTCGACCAAACAATCGAATTGCCATTTGGATGGTACCCAAACCTCATCAAAGTAAAATAAACGTTTAAAGAATTGTTCAGGGTATCTTGTTGATTCCCATACGTTATATGCAATTTTATATCCATCGTAATTCTCGTAGAAATAATAGTTGTTGGTCTCAGCCAAAATTATGTGTACGTCTGGTTTAAAATTACCATCATAATCATACATAGGGTAATCGGAACGTCCTCCATCAGCGTTAAATAATGTTTGAAGGGATAACATATCCCTCATTTCATCTGTGATGTATGGTTCATCGTTGTGTGGGGTATTATTCATACCTTTCCAGCCTTTACCTATTGTTGAATTCCTTACCTTTACTGTGTGGTATTTGTTAAGAGCACAAAAAAAGGATTTTGCGTGATTCGCATATCCCGTTGTACCTATAAATGAAGTGTGAGCTAATATATTCATATACCATAATATAACAAAAATAACTTAAAATATCAACTTTGGGGTTAAATAAATTTATTGAATAGGTGAGGATTTTTTAATTTTAGATGCCATTATATTAATTTTTTGTTATTCATACTTGAGTGTATGTAATGAGCAAAATTTAAATGTCCGTTGAAAGAAAAGTGGGTGTCATTTATTTTACCTTTTGTATCGTCTTTTATTCTTTGGAATGATCTGTATATTCCGTCGTCATCCTCTAATGACCACATATAAAAGAAACGTATTTTTTTATCATTCACAAATATATTTTTTAAGAATTCAAAACGTTTTCTACACCTTTCTTTGTAAAATTGATGATTTGAAAAATGAAATTGAAAATTGATAATTGATTCCATTTTTTCCAAATCTTCTTCATTATCTGGCGTTCTTACAATATTTTTAGCACCTTCATATGACGAAAGTACATTACATAACGAATCACCAATAGGAACGTCCATTCTACCATATAATGTTGTATTGATAATTACCACATCATTTATTCCTATGTTATCAAAATTATCTATTATGGTGTCAAAAATGTAATCATTTGATACTCCATTCTTACCTAAATTTTTAACCTCATAATTCAACAACTTACCTAAATGATTTGACCATATATTATCTCCCTCTTTTTTATATGGTAAGTATTCTTTTTTGGTGTCAGACACACATAACTCATTACATCCGTGACCGAATGTCATTGAATCTCCAAATGTCCAAAGTGTACTCATTACAATAAATTTATATTTTTGATAAAATTATTAATCTTATTCTTTTCCGCCATATGGCAAACTCCATTAACGTTCAAATTTTCAAATGTTGGGTTTTCTTCATATAGATAATTAATGTCATTAAAATATACGTTTAAATATTGTTGATTTAAAGTGATTGGTGGTACATCATTATATCTTTTTGTAAAAAAATCATAATTTAAATCGATAACATTCAATACATCGGAATAAGTTCTATTAACATTAAGGTAGTCATTTGTGGCCATTATACAGGTATTATTTAATTCATTAAACCCTAATGGTGTGTTTGAATATCGTTTATAAATTTCAGTAAAATGATTAGTTTGTGTTTCTGTTAGTGGGTGTTTATATCCCAAATTTAATTTGTTGGTCTTTATAATATTCAATAATTTATTAAAATCGTCAACCACTAAATCGTTATCTAAATGAATAAATGGTTCATTAATCGTAGATAATACTTTTAATTTAGGATAAGACCATAATGTAGGTTGTTTATATTTCTCATCTATTTGAAAATCAAACCATTCATAAATTAATTCCGTATCTTTAAAATAGTCTCTATCTGAATATATTATCGGGGTTATGTTTTGAAGATTTAAATTTTCGATGGAGTACTTTAAATAAATTTCAGTAGCTTCCTTAAGTCTAATCGGTAGATATGTGAACACAACTCTCATTATAGTAATGATTTTTTAACAATAAACTCCGTATTCAAACCACCACCGATTATTAAGTCTAATAGTGAATTTTCATTTTCAATTTTATACATTAGTTTAGTGTGTACCAAATCCGACCATTCTTTACATAGTTTATAATTTTCATCAAAATTTTGTAAAAATTTATCCACAAATTGGGCAAATAACTTACCATTAGTTTTACATCTTTTGGATTCGTTATAAAATGGATGAGGTGGGACGTCTAACATTTTTTCAATCATTTGTAATGGATATTCGTGGGTTGATATAAATGGTATACCAGATAGTAGTAACCCAAACGTTTTTTCTGAAAGATATTGTGATGTGAATTCTTTATTACTCCAAGACCAACTTTCACACAATATCTGCATTTTAGCTTTAGGTAGAACCCTAAAAAATACATCCATATAACCAGCGTGATTTGCAATATAACTTATATCATCAAAATCCACATCTCCATAAATTGAGTTTGTGTTTATATGTGATATTTTTGGTGAGTGCTTGTCGTATGCAGGATTTTGTAGTGCATTCGTATGTTGTAGAAATAATCTATCGTTATTTAATTTACTTAACTCATTTATGATATTAACCCTATTAACTTTGTGATTTTTTATACTATACATTAAATCATAATCAAAACTTAATCTATCATACACTTGTTTGAACTCATAGTACCACCGTACATTCCAATTATGATTCCATTGAAAAATTGTATTGGTCAATGTATAATAAAAGTTTGGGTGTTGTAATTTTATTGACTCATTTAAAAAGATATTATCGGTGACAATATGGTGATTTTTTAATTCATCTATGAGTAATTCAATTTCCACCCATTTTTCATCAATATAATCAACATCTTTTGTTTGTAGTATTTTTTCGGTTCTTAAATAAGTTATTATCCATTTTTGATTTTTAGGACAGTCTTTTAATAGATTATTAAATATTTTTAATATTTGTTGGCTCTCTCGTTCCATATAATCCCTATCTGGTAATATATTTCCAATTTTCAAGTCGTTGTTACCATAAAAAAATGCTGTGAAATAATCCAAGATGTGATAACCATCATTCTCAAAACTAATTTCTCTTTTAAAAACAAATTCTATAGGTGTGTTTTTATATTCACAAGTTATTATGCCCCCATCCCCATCAATAAAATATTTTCGATCCGTGGTGTTATGACATAACGTATAAAATATTTGTTTTTGGTATGGGTGATGAATATATATTTTCACTATCTAAATTATTTTTTTTTCGTAATCATTTAAATTTCCCTTTCTCAATTTACCGTTTTCATTGGAATTGTATATATCTTCATAATAGGTAATAGGTATTTTTAATTCATTTGATATGAACGTTAACTCCTCATTCCATTTTATTATGTTACCATATTCTTTATCATAATTGGGAGTTTTTTCCCAAAGATATGGTTGATTGGATTTAAAACTTTTTTCTTTGTGCATTAAATAAGACCAACTCTCTGCACAATCAGTTAAATTTTTTCTTGATAATAAAACAACTTCACCAAAATTTTTTGTTAATTCAATTAACCAATTAATTCTATTTTCTTCATTTACATAATATGGTAAATGAAATATGATAGTTTTAAGAACAATTTTTTTAAAGTCGGTTAATGGTGGTAATCCAACACTTGGATTAAATGGTTCAAATTCATATTTAAACTTATTATAAGTGGATAGTCTTCTACCTAACTCGGATGACCCAGTTCTTGGTAATGCAATTATTAAAATACTCATATAATACTAAATTTTGCTTTCTTTTTAGAAAACCATATTATTAACACATCTCGTTCTCCGGTAATTATTTTTTTTACTTCGTGAGATTCTTTGCCTCCATTAAATACAACATAATCTCCTTCATTTGTTAATGATACATCTTTATCATTTATATACATTTCACCACCAGTAAAATCAGATGATAATAGGATACTAACTGTCTTATGTGTTGTAAATCTATCTTTATGTTTTTTAGCATAACCATTCTCACCATATATTAGTCTATGCATTATATATAAATTATCAATCGGTTCTTCAAATTTATTACAAATAAATTCATTTAAGTTTTTATTTTCTAAAGTATACACCCAACTATTATTTGGGAAAAGGGAAACTCCCTCATCTTTTTTAAGTTGTGTGGCAAAATATAATTGAGGATGTGATGCTTTTACGTACGCCAAATCCTCTTCATTCATTATTCGAGTATTATTTAATTCAGATTTTAAAAAAACCAAATCATCGATTGATAGTTTCATATAAGTTTATTTGTATTATTTTTAAATTCTATAATTGGTTCGTTCACATTTAAAAATTTATGTAATTTAAGATAAAAATCATAACAACCTCTTGTACCTGGATGCCAATCTATTACGTCTCCACCCTCATCCGCAATAGAAGTTACTTTTATTAATTCAACAAACTCTTTTGTTTTTTCATAAAAATCATCATTCCACGTCACAAAGATTGGTTCATAATTTTTATAAAAATGTTTTAATTTTTTAATAAATAAAATTTCCGCGTCTCTATCTCCATTATACCAACTTTCAGTTTCTTTGACTCTTAATTCTAATAGTTTTTTCGCAAACGATTTATCACTATACCATTCCCAATTTAAATATTTTAAGTTGTGATTTGTATCTCTTTCTCCAAAATATCTTCGTGGGAATCTACCCGGTGCAGTAAAGACTATGACTATTCTATCACCCTCCACATAATTTGGTATATTTCCCGTTTGGTATAATATGGAATTATTATCGGAACCAAATTTTCCCAATTTAATAACATTATAATGGTTAGATAAATAATCCGTCCAATGTATTTCGGGTAAATCCCAATCTACGAAACTATCACCGCAAACGTATATATTATTTTTTTTAGTTAACATTATATAACAGTTTTATTAGATTTTAATTTAGGGTAATCAAAATCAGTTTCTGTCATCCAAATATTCAAGGCATACCTCGTTCCATTTGTTACCGGTAACACTCCGTGATAAGTTGACAATCCATTAAATGAAATACAATCCCCTAATTTTAAATCACAAATAGTTAATCCCTCTAATGTTTCAAAATGAAATGGTGGGTTATTTTGTTCAGTTAATACAAATTGTCCTCCTTCAAAATTATCAGAAAGAACAATTACAGTAGTTAATTCACTTGATTTATCTTTATGTAAGTTGAGATATCTACCATCGTAATATGAGGTCAGACTAATATTAAAGTTTTTTAGATTAAATGTAGAATAGTCGAACCACAATTTAAAATTTCCGTTTTTATAGTTGTTAGTTAATGCTTTAATTATCTTTTTTTTAAATTCGTCATCATACATTCTTCTACAATCCCATTGCTCATTTGGATTATAAGAAAAGGGTTCTCCATTTTTAATACAAAAATCAATTATAGATTTAGCTTCCTCTTTATCACAAAAATTATTATTTATAGCATAGTTCATAATAGATGCGAATTTTTTGATTTATTATATACTAATAAATTACCTTCATTTATAAATTTATATAATTCATTTGCTATTAATTTATAACCATTACTACTTGGGTGCTTACCCGCCGTAGTATTTTTCCAATTAGTATTATCTTCCCATACATCTTTTCTATTGGTATCAATTAATAAATTTGCCATTGTTTTATTTCGATACCCCCAATATCTATCACCATCTATTAAATGAGTTTTATCAACTAACTCATAAATATTTTTATTAATCATAACATCAAACGCATCGCAAAAAAGATATCTAATTCCCAATTCTTTAAACATAAATTGAAGGTGTAATATGTAGTTTTGATTCACTATATCATAGTAAGTGTCATTAAATAAATTACTAATATAATAATCTCTAAAATTTTTCTCGGCTCTATTATACTTTGAATTGTCACCATTAAACCCGTCCAAAATATATTTTAAAAGGTGTTGTTTACTTGTGTATCTCTTACCCCAAATGTGAAAACTTGTTTCATTTGGGAAAAAAGGTAGTTCATCCCTTAAAGATGATGACCACATAATAACAACGAAATCGTCTTGAGTGACGATTTCGTTTTTTAATTGATAACAAATTGAATTAAATATTGCATTATTAGAGAATGCTCCAACACCATTATTTTTAACTTCACATTCAAGTAGGTCTGATAAGTGTTTTGGCCAACAATATTTTTGTCTTATTATTGTCCTTTGTTCTGGGCTATCAGTAGTATATTCATCTTCAATATTTCCACCAACCCCCTCAGTCCAACTATCCCCATATGTGAATAATTTCATAAAACATTATCTTATTCCCCCAAGTGTTTAACTTTGATTGCACTTACCACTGATTGAAACGCGGTTGACACTTTAACCTTTAAATCGTTAGATAATGATGCAATAATTGGTTTAATTGTTTGTGGGGGTCTTTCTGTTCTTACTTTTACTGCCATAATATTTTTATTTTAATTTATTTATTTATTTATTTATAATTTTGGGGGTGGTGGTCCAGGAGAATCACAACTTGCACACCAAGCTTCTCGACACCAATTCCCACAATAACTATAAGGGCACCAACACGAATTATGCATTACACCAAAATCACCTTCACCAAAATCTACTAAGAATAAATCAGATGGTTCAAAATCAAAACCATAGATAGTTTTCTGAGCGTGTTCCATTTCTAAACCTGTAATTGCAACAGTCGTTAATTCGTTAGTATTACTATCGGTAATTACCAACTTATCCCCAACATATAATTTATTAACCTTTTCAAATCTTGTTGCCGTTGATCCAGATTCTTCAATGTAATATGTACAAGACGGTGCATCTGTCCAAGTTCGACCATCCTCTAATGTTATTTTTATAAATATGGTATCCACTTGAGAAGAAACCATATTATCCAATGTTGTTCCTGTTTGTATTAATGTATCGTTAGATTGTTGTAGTGTACTGTCCCAACCAAATGTTTCAATTTTATTTTGTTCAAAATATGCTCCGTGGTTATCGTTAAAATCGACAAAATCAATACTACGAACTAAATCACCTATTTGTATGGTGGTCACATCTTTTAATGTACCATTAAAATTTAAAATAACACTATCATCATCGGTGTGATAGTCATTCTTAGCGTAGTTACCTAATTCCTTAGTGATATATTTATATCTACTTTTTTGATTTAATTTATTTGTACCGGTAACAAATTCATCCGACGCAAACGATAATGGTATCATTGCCGATTGTGTATATCCACCCATATTAATGACATCTAATGATGAACCATATATGATATCGATACTTCTTATAATCGAGTATCTTCCATCTACTAAATTACTTTCAGAAAATACAAATTCTTGAGCCATATGGTTTGATTCCACTCCACTTTTTAATATAGTTAATTCCGAACTATTTGAAACCCTATATAATTCAGGGTGTGTCATAACATCATAACTTGGGTATCTAGCCTTAATTAAAACATTTGGGTTTGTTGTAGTATCAAAATCAACACCGTCCAACGAATTTAAAGATAAAGTATCCGATGTAAAGTGTGTTTTTGGTATATATTGAGATTCTGACATAAGAGAGAAAAACTCAAATTTATCGGCACAATATGTTTCATCCACTAAAGCGGTAGTATCAAAAGCCTGTCTTAAAATAAACTTATTATCGGCATCTTCAACATATGGTACGGTAACAGACCCGACTGTTACTATATAATCAGTAAATGAGATGTTATTTTCGGTACACTTTTGTTCTAATATGTTTTTAAACCTAAATTGTTCTATTAGAGGTTTGTAAGCATCCCCTTCTGTCCATATAAAATGAAATTCGGTAATGTTATTGGTATTTAATACATCAAATAATGACGTATAATCCAATAAATCTGCACCTTCATTATAAATGGTGGTATTTGTGTTTATTTCTAAAAATTTAACAGAATCACCTGTTTGTAGTAAATCACTACCGATTATTGTTGCTTTCATAAAAGTTTTTATTCTTATCTTATAAATATAAATATAAACATTAAAATTTTAAAAATGTAGGTTAAATTTTATATATACATATATATTTATATTAATGTATTTTTATCTTTATCATAAATTGGTGTCATATATTCGGAATCTATATCTTTCCATTTTTTTTGTGTACACGGATTAAAAATTTTAGAAAAAATCTTTTTATTTATGGGGCAACCACAATCACCACAATATGCCGACCATTTTACACCTTTTAAAACTTCTTTTCTATAATCACACCCTAAACAAACATTAAATCTTTTTCCGGCCAACTCTTCCTGTATTAGGGTTGGGTTAAATGATATTTTCCAAGCGTCAAATATTTCTTTATAATCAATCATATTATTGTTTTGGTTAATTTAGGTAAGTCGTAGTAATCATAAATACTGTCATACTTTATTATAAAATCATCATTTAAAGTAATTTTACTATCTATGTGTTTACTTGAATTTACGGAATGTAATATAAAAGGTTTTTCCAACGTGGTTGAAACCCACTCCTCTAATTTGTTTAATTCATCAAATTCAAACCAAATAATATTTTGGTTATTATTTGTCCAATACGAGTAAGGGGTTAATAGTATGTCAATTACATTTATTGCATACTCACTAACATTATTTTTTAAAAAATCCACATATGATTCTCCAATTTTTAAAGACTTTTTTATATTAATTTTTTTATCTAATAATTTTAAATCATATAGAAATTCGTTTATTTTATCCCAACGTTGTTTTTTGGTTATTATATCTTCTTTTGTGAAAAAAAATAATTCGTCTACTGTTAAATTAGATAATTTTTCATAAATTTCGTGAAATCCCGTTCTTTTTAAATCAAATAAAATATGTTTATATAATGAATAAAATCTTTCGTGTCTTTGTCTTCTGACCGATATAACTGGATGGTTTTTACCAAATTTACTTTGTAAATGGTATAATGATTCGTGGCCGTGCAGAATATGGTACATCAAATCCAATTTATTAATCGATTTAAAATCAATATTAGAATTTTGTGATTCCCATTTAGTATCAAATGTTTGAACATTTATATCATTCACAATACAGGAATAATGAAATGCGGTCGAAGCACATCTTGGTAAACTCAAATAGATAAACTTATTGTCAACTAACATTATATTAATGTTTTATTTTTTTTAAAATTA